GGCCCCTCCTCTAATGCCAATACATCAATGGCATTTAGACAGACATAATGTCTAGCTCGTATGGCGAAATCCCTACTGAGCTGTTGGAAATTCTTCCAACGGATAATTTCTGGGAGCGGATTCGCTTCACAGAAATATCCAGTCGACTTAAGTCGACCTATATCGCGCCACACACGATGTGCGGAACGCTGATATAAGGAGAAGGACAACTTCTCCGGAGGCGTCTCAGGCGACTCCAACAGATCGACAAAGGTTTGAACCCTGTCGAGCTGATCGATAACATATGTTATCGGGACCAACTGCAGAACCTGCTTGGCTTCCCTGTCAATGACTTCATTGACATACTCACCTGAGTAGTTGGAGCGTGGCAGATCAATGCCCATGTTCTCCAAGACAAGAACAACTTGTCGACGGTTCCATGTGACCTTTTCGGCGGACAGAACGTGCGTCAACGCGTCTGAGTCGTCGAATGGCCGAAAGTCGCCAAAGAAGCGAGACACTTCTTCAGGATCCAAGAGATTCCTGACCCCCTTCTTAAACCGCATATTAATGCGGCTAAGTCGGAGGTACCAATATAGAAATATTGGTAGCGGCTGATCAATTAGCCACTGTAGGAACTGCATCCAGTACCTATGAGTCGACAGAAACTCATCCCAGGTAAAACGGGGTAACCCGATGCCTGAGAGATTGGGCGGCAGCTCAAAGGGCGATGCCCTGAGGAAACATCTCCTCTCCATTTCGAAAGAAAAGGTGAGCATATAATATGCTCGAGAGGCCATGGCTACATAGTCATTGTCCTCCCACGCCAATTGCGTAGAGAGCATTGCTCCCTTACCAAGAACTGCATCTCGATTATCCGAATGCAGCCTGGTCATCCTGGTCAACAGGCGTGCCTTGATTGACGAGAACGCAGTCAGTGTGTTACCGTCGAAAAAGGCATGATCCTCGCAGAGGATGAGGATCCTGTCAGAGACAAGGTCCTTTCCGGTTGAAAACCTCATACCGGAGGCTTCACCAATATGGTGGAACCAGTCAACAAACCGTTGGCTGCCAATCGACATATTGTCGTCACCGACAATTCCACAAGGGAGCCGAATTGGCATGGACTCCAGAAAACTCTGGTTGTCCAACAGACGCCAGTCGACTGGAATAGGCAGCGTTGCTGCCCAGCCGGCTAGTTCTGTGATGATTACATTGATCATCGTGAGCGTCAAGAAGCTCATTGGCTCACCCATGAAGGAGCCGGTCTCATGTAGTAGACCATGTTCTGGAAGAACATTCCCGCAATCTGATGAGGGAAGGAGTAATCTCCTCGCCCAGAGCATGTTCATAAAGACCATGCTCTTGGCGTTGAACAGGTTCTGGCCAACCAGAAATCCTGTCCAAATGGCCCTAATTAGGTCCAACGGAATGTAATCCGTTGCCGACTTGAAGTCGGAGTTGTTGAAACAACAACCCTTCCTAACGACCCCAGGCTTACTGAGGAATTTAAGAAGGTCCCAGAGAACATTCTGGGATTCGAACCCAACACGGGTCCGTCCATCCGCATGGAATGGAGGTTCTAAATGGAACCGCATCGCTTGCAATACGATCACAAGCGACCATCGATTGATGGTGAGAGGGCGGCATTTATAGCCAGGCTCTCCCAGAACCTTGAACCTACAAGGTATGGGCGCTGTCGGCGTCCATCGGACCATTGTGGCCTGTTCATATACGGGAATCCCACATATGAAGCCATCAGGCTTTGGAGAATACTCTCCAAATTCTAGCAAATCTTTGGTTGCTAGAGCCAAAATGATTTGGCCGGTCTTTGGACCGTAGAGAAAATCATGCATTTTCTCTCCGAATGGCTGAAAAATCCAGTCAATCGGATCCCCGATATAGGGATAAATGAAAGGTATCCATCGATAACCAATTTCATTACGGAAGTCAAAAAGGCTTCCGTCTCCATCGGGGAGGATAATATCCTCGAGGGAGTGGTAAATAATATTACCAAAGACATCAAAATATGTCTTAGACATGGGGAGTGTATACTCCTTCATGTCGGCATCAAACTTCTTTAATGCCCTGCCAACATCGGCAGCCCGACCACCAAGTTCGGGTACAACATCTAATGTTGCAGATTTCGTTAACGAGATCTTCGAAGTATTTCGAGTACGGGGTAAAAACCGACCGTATCTCCTGGCACAGGAGAAGAAGAGGCGTCGCACCACTTCAGGTGTTCTTGTCACCTTCGTGAGAACACTGACTGTCTCACGACCGCTCTGTGTCAGGGCTCGTCCCCAAGCGGGCGGTAAGGCTCTACCAAAGAGCCTTGCCTGAGCTAATGCTGAGGCAAGCCGAAGATTGACGTCTCCGGCCGCTGGACATCGGAGCACACGAAGTGGGCCACCGAACCAGACAAGGGACATGAGCCCTTCCGACTTAATATAGCCGGGAAACTCCGGGAGGAGTTTCGGTCGAGGATTCGACCAGTTGGCGGCCATGTACCAGCCCAACCAGGCAGAAAGTGCCTTGAGACCCGCAAGGGCTCGGCCAAGATTTGGCAGGACCATATGGCCCTTTACGTGATGGGAACCACGTAGGGCGTAATTCACCCAAAAGACCTTGAAATCCGACAAGGAGTTCAGAAGGTCTTTTTCGACGATATCGTCGATCGACAGCAGTCGATTGTTCCATACGGACAGGGAGATTGCCTCCCAACCGAGCTCAAGTCGGTGCCAGTCAGCTTGGCTGACATGGAGAAGACCATTGATCTTCTTGAAATGCCCTTTCGGGTATTTCTTGCGGATGTATTTCGCAAGTGGAGAGTTCAGTAACTTCTCCCGGCCGGTGTTGCCGAGGAGCCTCCGAGGTGTCGGGACTCCAATTCGATTAATCGAATATCCTACATATAGGATTCCTCCTTTACATAAAGAGAGGAGTGCTGAATTGATCAGCACGCTTGGAATATTTCCAAGTGTTCGCGAAGCGATAGCAGCATCCGTTGCTAAACGATTTATATTGACCATTTTGGCCAAGATTAAGTCGCAGCAGAATAAC